AGTGAAGTACCTTGGACTGACGTAGTAATTGATACTAAAGAATACACAGTATTTAAGGATGGTTTTCCAGTTACAGAAGGACACGTTCTTTTTGTTCCTAAAGAAGAAACATGGGATAAACTAGCCGCATGCTATAAAGCAGCTTATGCTTGGGGGTATGAGTGGATACAATCGGGCTACTGTGATGCTTATAATGTCGGACAGAATGTAGGCACAGAAGCGGGACAAACAGTTTTGTATCCTCATGTACATCTTATTCCGAGACGCAAAGGAGATATGGAAGATCCTAGAGGAGGAGTAAGACATGTTATTCCAGAAAAAGGAAATTACAAAAAAGAAGATCTAAATACACAAGAGATTGTAGGCGATGTTGTCTACGGCAACGGTTGTTGAAAAAATTTAAAACACTTGACAAAAACCTAAATATATTATATACTTAAACAATAGCGATCCACCGCTAAAACTCGGAGAACTAAATGAAGAAATACGAAGAAATTATCCAACGCTGTAAGAACGCAGACAAGCGTTATTGGGCTGGCGACAATATTGCTCGCTTGCTACAAAGCGGTGACAAAGAACAATTGATTGACGAAGCTACAGAGGCTTTTGAAACTGTACTAGACACACTAATCATTGATAGACATACTGATCCTAACAGTCAAGGCACAGCACGTCGACTGGCCAAGATGTACTTTAATGAGATTATGGCAGGACGTTATAATTATCGTCCAGACGCAACTGCATTTCCTAATGACAGTGACGATCGCTATGAAGGCATGCTTGTTGTACGTTCAGAACTAAAGAGCATGTGTAGTCACCATCATCAGCCAGTAAGCGGTGTTGCATACATTGGTATTATTGCCGCAGAGAAATTAATCGGGCTGAGTAAGTATACACGTATCGCACAATGGTGTGCTCGGCGTGGCACACTACAAGAAGAACTTGCTAACGACATTGCACGTGAGATTGCATATTCAACTGGTGCAGAACACTTGGGTGTGTATATCCAGGCTCAGCACGGATGTTGCGAAAATCGCGGCATTATGGCACATAGTAGTCTTACACAGACTACAGTGTTAAAAGGAGCGTTTAAAACTGACCCTGCTACAAAGAAAGAGTTTTTTGACAACATTAAACTACAACAGGAATTTTCACGATGAAACTAAGATATTCAGAAGCGTTTTATAGCGTACAAGGTGAAGGTAAGTTCGTAGGTGTTCCTAGTGTGTTTTTGAGAACTTTTGGATGCAATTTCAGATGTATGTCATTCGGATTGGACAAAGGTGAACCTAGTCGTGCAGAGAAACACGCTCGTGGCGAACGATACAATGCAGAAGTTAAAGCATTGATTGATGCAGGTGTACACGAAACAACAGCTAAGTTTGAAGACTTGCCTATTATTCACACAGGCTGTGATACATATGCTAGTATCTATCCTGAGTTTAAAGACTTTAATAAAATTGCAACTATTGACGAAGTAGTGGATCACTTAATTAGTTTACTTCCAGAAGGCAAGTGGACTATGGATAATGGGCAAGATGTTCACCTTATCCTAACTGGCGGCGAGCCTTTGCTTGCTTGGCAACGACTTTATGTCGAAATGTTCGAACATCCCAAGATGAAGGATTTAAAAAATGTCACCATTGAAACAAATACAACACAGGCTCTTCATAAAGATTTTGCTGAATACCTCAGCACTCAAACACGCTTCACAGTTACATTTAGTTGCTCACCGAAGCTATCCGTTTCGGGAGAATCTTGGGAAGATGCTATTAAGCCTGAAGTTGCTCGCGAATACTTTGATGTACGTGGTAGTGACATTTACTTTAAGTTTGTGGTTGCCGATCAAGATGATGTTGACGAAGTTACTCGAGCTGTTCAGCTTTACAGGAATTCCGGGGTTCTCTCTTTGGAAATGCCTGGAATACGTAAAAAATAAATTGTTCCCCATTTATTGACAAAAAGATAAATACTTTTAAGATATAAATGGGGAACAAAATGACTAATCCTAAACACAAGTTTACAAAAGATGATTTTATAAAAAAATTTAATTCAGCAAATGGTCATTTATATAAAAGTATTGAAGTTGTTGAATATCAGGGAGTTGACAGGAAGTATAAAGTAGAGTGTAATCATGGAGAAAGTTTAATACATGGCTGGGCGTTAATAAAACCAAAAAAACACTGTTGTCCAAAAGGATATCATGAAAATAGAATTCCGCCTTTGACTAAAACACTAGACGACAGAATAACGCAAATAAAATCATTTTGGAATGATAGGTATATTCTAGATAATGCAAGATTTGATCCCGAAGAAAAAAGAAAAATTATTGTCGAGTGCAAAGTACACGGAGAATTTAGTCAATGGATCAGGAGTTTAACAGGTAAGGGTGTTGTTAATGAAGCGTGCCCTGAATGTTCAAAAGAAATAAACAAAGAGTTGTCTAAAAAAAGAGCATATGAAGTTTTTAAGCCATATTGGGGGAATCAAGCAAGTGTCAGTAAAACAGAAACTAAATGGCTAAACGAATTAGCTGTGCCTATGAGACAACAATTTTTAGAAGATGTATACTACACGGTGGATGGTTATGATCCAAATACTAACACTGTATATCTTTATCATGGAAAGTTTTGGCACGGCTGCCCAGACACGTATGATCCAGAATCAACTCATCCTGTTATAGGGTTAAAAATGAAGGATCTATATGAGAAAACTTTATATTATGAAGACAAGATCAAAGAAGCAGGTTATCATTTAGTAGTTAAATGGGGAGATTGAAATGTATACAGATAGAATATTTGATTTAATAGATATTATAAAAAATAAATTTAGAAAAAAATCTCTAGAACAAGATCTAGATGAATATTTAGATTCGGGAATGCCTGGGGGACTTAGTAAACAAGACTATGAACTTCTACAAGGCAAAAAGATTACCGAAGAACAATACAATAAAATAAGGAAGCAGTTATGATGAGTTGGTGGAATAACCTAATAAGAGATGCAGGCATTAAGAAAAAAATTGAAGAGCCTATTGTTGAAAAGACTACACAAGAACTGCGGCGTGAAACACTTGAAGCAGAAAAACAATCTGCAACTGCAAACGGCGAACCTTGGGTTGCTGTGTTAGATACACAGATTAATAAGGACAATATTCGTAACGGATTCTTTGAACTTGACTGGAACAACGAGTTTATAGAGCAATTATTAGATGCAGGTTATATAGGAGAATCCCAAGAAGAGATTGTAGACAAATGGTTTAGAACTATTGTAATACAGATGTTAGAAGAAGAAGGACTTGACAAAGAGCGAGAAATCGGTTATATTAATGTAGTACCAATAGACAAAGGCAAGAGTTCAGTATCATGAGTACATATATTTTAGTAGATACGCTAAACACCTTTTTTAGAGCCCGACATGCTGTACGTGGTGATGTTGACACAAAAGTAGGTATGGCTTTACATATCACCCTTAATAGTGTTAAGAAGGCATGGACCGACTTCAACGCAGATCATGTTGTATTCTGTCTAGAAGGACGCTCGTGGCGCAAGGATTATTACAAGCCATACAAGCGTAATAGACAAGAAACTCGCGATGCGATGACTCCTGCACAGCAAGAAGAAGACAAAGTATTCTTCGAAATTTTTGACGAGTTTAAAAACTTTATTGCAGATAAGACTAATTGCACTGTAGTGCAAAATCCTGTGCTAGAAGCAGACGATTTAATTGCAGGTTGGGTGCAAAATCATCCCGACGATAATCACGTTATTATCAGTACAGACGGTGACTTTGCACAACTTATTGCTCCTAATGTAAAGCAGTATAATGGTGTAAGTAACACTACAATTACACATGAAGGCTACTTTGACGACAAAGGTAAGCCTGTTGTAGACAAGAAAACTAAAGAAGCCAAGCCTGCACCTGAGCCTGCATTTATGTTGTTTGAAAAGTGTATGCGTGGCGACACTAGCGACAATGTATTCAGTGCATACCCTGGTGTACGCAAGAAAGGCACAAAGAACAAAGTCGGCCTGTTAGAAGCTTTTGCTGACAAAGACAACAAAGGGTTCAACTGGAATAACATGATGTTACAACGTTGGGTAGATCATGAAGGTGTAGAGCACCGTGTGTTAGATGATTATAGTCGCAATGTAACATTATGTGATTTAACTGCACAGCCGTCAGATATAAAAGAGATAATTAACAATACCATAAAAGAAGTGCAACCTAAGGAAATTACACAGGTAGGTATGAGACTTATGAAATTCTGTGCTAAATGGGATATGCAGCGTATTGCAGATCAAGCACAGACATTTGCTGAACCATTACAAGCGAGGTATCCACAATGACAATCAATGCCAAAGAAATTGTAAAAGATAAATTTTGGATTGTAGAAAACGATGGTGTTAGAGTAGGTACTCTATCTATTTCAGAAGACCAATATATGTTGAGTAGCAAAGAAGGCACAAGGTTTTTTAAGAATACAAAGCAACTACAGAAAAATTTCGATGCTTCTATAAATTGGAGCAAACTAGAAATCACAGAAGTATTAGCTAAAGAAGTTAACGGGTTTGCAACAAGTTGTATTCCTTATAATAGTATGTTTGATGTAAAACGTAAACTTCCTCTTTTTACAAAAAGTGAGAAGTCAAAAAGTTTATATTGTGCAGGTTATTATATTATTAAATTTGATAAAGGTTGGGTTAAAAGTTTTTGTCCCAAATTGATCACTGTAGAACGATATGAAATTAAAGGTCCTTTCAAGACCGAATTAGAAATGCGCCAGGAGTTAAGTCGTGCCAATAAATGAACCACTGAATACTTCGCCCATACAGCAATTTATACAGCAGGTAAAAAGTGCTGATGCAAGTAGAGCAAAAGATTTAAGATTAGATATACAAAGTGCCAAACGGTTAGCTTTTACTTTAGGTGAAGTTATGGCACGACTTAACGGCGATTTAGAGCAGATAATAAGCAAACAAGGCTCAAATGAAGAACAAGTCATACAAATTAATATGGATGCAGGATCGGGTTGGAAGTAAACTACCCATATAACTGCAAAAAGAGATAAATATATGCGTATATAATTAAAGGATTGACGCATATGTCTAGACCCAAACCCACTGTATTAATAGAACATGTAGATAAAAAAACTTATAAATCTGAACAGGTTTTACAAGCCGAAGCAATCTGGGCTGTTTTTTATAAGGACGAACCATTCAATTTAAAGTCAGCAAATATGTTGACAAATTATCCAGGACCAAAATACAAAAAGGTAAGTTTTTCTAATCCTGGTCATGCACACAATCTTTCAAAAAAACTGAACGAAATGTTTAACACAAACGATTTTACTGTGGTAAGATTAACGTCCGGTGAAACAGTTGAAGAAGAATGAACTGGAAAGATACATATACAAAGATTTTCCTTAAGCAGGCAGGAATTGCAATAACAGACGCTACGGTAAAAGAATATTTTGCAGTATGGTGGCAAAATACAAGGATAAAAAGTGAAGGAGGATTACGCCTTACAGATGAAGGATACAGATTTATCACCGAAGATTTAAATTTAAGTATATACGATGTTCCTTACCCCGCCAATTTTGAAATTACAACACAAATTATAATTTTTTTAGATAAGTTTATTGATTGTCCGTACTATATGGGAAGAAAAAGTATTTCAGTGACAAATGAAAAAAAGGCGCTTGAATTACATTTGTTTTCAGGCGACATACGCAAGTACGGGCTAACCAAAGCACTAAAAAGACAGCAAAAAGATTAATTTACCGGTTGACAATTCCTACAGTGATGTTAATATGTATACATAGTTAGACATAACTGGCACTGATAAACAAGAGGAATACAGAATGGAAAGCGTAGCAACTCGCACTATTTCACCCAACAATGCAAAAAAGAGCATCAAGCGGGCTATTAACAAAAAACGTCCTATCTTCCTTTGGGGGCCTCCAGGCATTGGAAAGTCGGATATCGTAAGTCAAATCTCCAATAGCCTTGTAAACAGCTATTTGATCGATGTTCGTCTTTCGCTTTGGGAGCCTACGGATGTAAAAGGCATCCCCTATTTTGATTCAAATACAGGAACTATGCAATGGGCTCCACCTGCAGAACTTCCTAGCAAAGAATTTGCGGCGCAATATGATAACATTGTGCTGTTCCTAGATGAAATGAATTCAGCGGCTCCTGCTGTACAGGCAGCGGCATATCAGCTAATTTTGAATCGTAAGGTTGGTACTTACGAACTGCCAGACAATGTTTTAATTGTTGCGGCAGGTAACCGCGAAGCTGACAAAGGCGTAACATATCGCATGCCTGCTCCGCTGGCTAACCGTTTTGTTCACTTGGAAATGGCAGTATCTTTTGATGACTGGTTCCAGTGGGCAGTAGATAACAATATCCATAAAGATGTTGTTGGATACTTGACTTTCGCAAAGAAAGACTTGTACGATTTCGATCCTAAAAGCCCAAGTCGTTCTTTCGCAACGCCTCGTTCTTGGTCGTTTGTAAGTGAATTACTAGAAGACGACGATGACGAGAATACAACTACTGATCTTGTTTCAGGTGCAGTAGGCGAAGGACTTGCTGTGAAGTTTATGGCGCACCGTAAAGTTGCGGCATCTATGCCTAA